GACCAGTTTACAAAATTACTATTGATGAGGCTTACTCTGATGGACAGGACTTAGGTGTGGAAATGATAGCCTTCACAAACAAGCCTGCAATTAAGGTTAAAGGGCTGGCATTCAATTCTCATGTTGCTCCTATGTCATTCAGTGACTCAGTTAAGATGCGTATTGTTGCTCCTGCCATGATACCTATGAACATCTATAGACAAGATGAGGACGGTGAAGAGTATGATGTGCAGTTCTCAGCAGAAGTGATTGAGCAGATACACGCTAAGTTCATGCTGAACCTACAGAACAAAGATATCTTTAACCTTGAGCACGATCAAGATGAGAAGGTTCCTGCATACATCCTTGAGGCTTGGATAGTAGACAGTCCAGAAACTGACAAGGCATTCACAACATACGGCATTGAAGTACCTAAGGGAACATTGATGTTGACAAGCCAGATAACTGACAAGGAATACTATGATGCACTGGTTGAGTCTGGTCAGGTAGGTTACTCTGTTGAGGGATTCTTGGGTATGAAATTATCGGAACAATTAAAACTAAATACAATGAAGTTACCAGATGGAGAACACATGATTGAGGATAAAATCTACGTTGTTAAAGACGGAGAAATTATTGAAATCAAGGAAATGCCTACAGAGATGGAAGCAGAAATGGCTGCTGACCCAGTAGCAGAAGAGGAAGCTGCAGCAGCAGCAGAAAACCCAGAAGCAGAAGCAGAAGATGCTGAGGCTGATGCACCAGTACAGGAGGAGATGGCTATTGACCCAGCGGTTGATACAGAGGCTATCCTTGCTATCGTAGCACCAATGCTTGAGGAGCACATGAATGCAGTTATCAGAATGATTGCTGACTTGAAAAACCAACTTGAGGAGAGTCTTGCTGTTGAGACTGAAACAGAAACAGAAAATGTGGAGCTGACTTCACATGAGAAATTTAAAGAATACGTAAAATTTTCAAAAACAAAATAACCATGAACCGTAATTTAAAATTCAACTTAGATGTTGAAGCAAACGCACTCTTAGCTGCGAACCCAGAGGAGTTTTATTCTAAGGCTTATTTATCAAGCCCAGATATTCCTAACAACTTTAGAACTTTACCAGGTGTAAAGTCAAAAACAAAACTTGCCAATGTAGTCTTTGGTCAAGTGTTGCAACCTTACAACTGTTCTTTCTCACCAAGTACAGACTTGTTAGATGCTATTGATATAGATGTGTGCAGTTTAAGTGCAATGGCTGAGCTTTGCCAGTTCGATTTAGAGCAGTCTTTCTTAGCTTTGCAAATGACAAAAGGTTCTAACGGTGACTTCACTGTTGCATCATTCATGGCATACTACTGGAATGAGATGGCAATGACTATCGGTCAAGACATTGAGTTATTAAGATGGCAAGGTAATGATGCATCTGAGGATCCATTATTGTCTTTGTGTACTGGATACTTATTCAAGATGTTCTATGATACAGATGTTATAGGTTTATATGATGGAGCTATCACTACATCAAATGTATTGACTCAATTAGAGGCTATGCTTAACGCTGCTCCTGCTGCAATAGTAAGACGTAAAGCTGATTTAAGATTCTACGTTTCAACAAATGTTGCTAATGCATATGAGTTGAAAGCAGCATCTGGTAACACTCAAACTTATGTTACTTTACCATTAGGATTGACTTTCTTAGGTATCAATGTAGTGACTTGTGAAGGGATGCCAGATAACACTATGGTGTTGACATTGAAAAATAATTTAATTTACAGTTTTGATGCAGAAGGAGACTCTAAAGCATTGAAAGCTATTAACTTATCTGATACTACTGCTGAGCCTGTATTGAGAACAAGAGCTAACATGAAGGTAGGTTTCCATTACACAAACCCTACTGAGATAGTTTTGTATAATCCATTCTACATCTAAATATAATGGGAGGTAGTAATTGCCTCCCTATTTTATAACCTTTAAAAAATACAATATTATGAGCTGTGAAGCATTATTGATCATCGAAAAATCTTGTGAGAACAATAGCGGTGGTATCAAAAGAATTTATGTAAACTTACAAGACAATGTGGACATGGATACATTGGCAGTAGTAAATCCTTCAGGAACACCTGCTGAGCAGTATGCTATTGGTACACTTGACTTAGTAGTTGGTGCTGACCCATTCATTGAGTTTGAGTTCAGAAGAAATACATCTGGATATACAGAGGAGAGCAATATTGACTTAATCAATGGCTCAAGTTTTGTGACTCAGACTATCAACCTAATGTTCCACAGAAGAGAGGCTGCTAAGTCAAATGCTATTAAAGTATTAGGCTCTGGACAACAGTACTTATCTGCTGTAGTTGAGGACCAGAATAGCATCCTTTGGTTCTTCCCTTACTTGCAGTTGACTGCATCTGGTGAAGGTTCTGGTACAGCGCGTGCAGATGGTTCTAAGTACAGTGTCACTCTTCTTGCAGAGAATGACCAGTTGGCTTATACAATGACTGAAGCTGTGTTAACTGGTTTATTATAACCCTATCATATCTATGAACAGCCTCACTTCGGTGGGGCTTTTTTAATTATTCTAAACACGTAGTACAATATAGGTATGATATATCTTGAAAAAGACACAGTCAACATATTTGTACTGACCTTGACAGAGGTGACAACCATCCCAAACCCTTACTATTTGTTTGAGTTCCAAGATGAGTTCAACACTACTGCCAGCCTTATCTATTGGGTAGGTACAGATACTTCTGTTTATCCTTCAAGATTCAACCTGTTCACACTTGATGAGCCGACAGATATTGACTTTGTAAAAGGGCAGTATAGATACAGAGTGTATGAGAGCTCAACACCCCCTCCACTCAACCCTACTGGCTTGACCATGATAGAAGAGGGCAGGATGGTAGTGGCAGGTGCACAAATAAATTCAATATATGACTAATGGCATGGTATAGTAGATTCATAGGCTCTAAGCCTCAAGCAAAAACAGAAGTAGTTGAAGGATATCAATCCTTTAGTACACCATTTGGCAATGTGGGAAGTGCTAACTTATCATTGCCTTATGTCAATGGTAGATACCAGATAGCTGGATATATACCATTCGGTCAGGATAATATGTTCCCTGAGCTACTTAACCAACTTTACTACACATCACCTTTACATGGTGCCATTGTAGACTTCAAGACCAATGCAATAGTAGGTGGTGGGTACACCCTTGAGACTGCTAAGATGTCCAATGAGGATAAGTTGAAGCTGTACACCTTTGAAAAAAAGATGAAGCTCAACAAGACCAGCAAGGCTATAGCTCAGCAGTTGATTGTTCACCACAGAGTGTACTTTAAGTTATGCTATAATGAGAAAGGTGAGCTGTACAGGATAGATAATGTATCACCTGAGAAAGTCAGAGTTGCCAGAGACAAGATAACATACTTCATGTGTGATGACTGGTCAGCTCGAATTGATGTAGTACCTATCAAGAGGGCACATCCTACCAACAGAGACCCTGAGCAGCTGTATGTTTATGAGATCATGACCTTGGGTCAGGAGTGGTATTCTTTGCCCCAGTACACATCGGCACTTAATTTTGCATTTTTGAGTGGCGAACTGTCATTTTTCGCTAAGAGTAACATCCAAAACTCAGTGTTTCCTTCCTTTGCTATGATGTTTCCTAAGAGACCACAGTCAGAAGAGGAGAAGCACATGATCAAGAACACCATTGATAGGTTGAAAGGAGCAGCTAATGCTGGTAAGGCTGTGGCATTCTTTGCTAACTCAGCTGACCAACTGCCAAAAATAGAGTCATTACCTACCAACAACAATGATAAGCTGTTCCATGAAGCCTCTGCACTCAATACTGAGCAGATATGTTTCTCACATACCATTGACCCTATCTTGATGGGTGTAAGAACCACAGGAGCACTTGGAGGTGGAGCTGATATCAAGCAGGCTTATGTTGTGTTTGAGAAGAATGTAGTGATGCCATTGAGAGACCAAGTGGAGGAGATAGTGAATGAACTGTTGGCACTGGCTAAGATACCAGGTAAGTATATGCTCAACAACTTCCAGATAATAAATGAGACTATTGTTGAGATAGAAGGTGATGCATCTAAGACAGCTGATGCCATCAACTCATTGAGTCCACTTGTAGCTACCAAAGTACTTAATGCAATGACTCCTAATGAGGTCAGAGCACTTGCATCCTTACCTCCTATAGAGGGTGGTGACATCATACCAACAGAAACACCTGCACCATGAACTACTTTATAACAGAAACCTACCTCAAGACCAACACACCTATCACAGCCAATGTGGATGTTACTGATGTAACACCATACATAGCTACACAGGCTCAGCTTAGAGTGATGCCTATCTTAGGAACTACCTACTACAACTATCTGTTGGCAGCATACAACGCTCAGACCTTGACTGTAGATGAAGAGGACCTTGTTCTATTCATACAGCCAGTGATTGCATGGAGGTCAGCAGAGGATGCTGTCTTTGGCTTGACATACCAGCTTAAGAACAAAGGATTGCAGACTCAGTTCGGAGATTTCTCCACATCTGTGGGTAGGTCAGAGGTTGCATTTGGGATGGAGCACTTTGCACAAAAGGCTTCGTTCTTTGAGCAACGGTTGATTAGATACTTGATAGCTAACAAGGCATTGTATCCTGGATTCACAGACCCTATCAACAGAGATACTGACTTAAGACCTATGATAGATGCTTGTGATTGTGACTGTGTAGGTCAGTGCCACAGTGGATGCCCATGTGGAGGGATGAGAGAGAACGGATACAACAACTCAATACTGATATTGTAATGGCGTTTAATGAGATAGCATTCACAGTGATCACAGTACTAATGTCAGCAATAGGATACTTTCTTAAAGCATTGCACAATGACCTTAAATCTGTGGTAGAGGAACAGAAGAAAATAATTGAGACTCAAGGAAGGCTCAAAGGTAAGATTGAACTGGTTGACAATGAGTCAAGGTTCAAGTATGATGCCATTGAGAAAATGACTCAGCTTGAGATCAAGCATCTGGCAGAGCAAATCAGTGAGCTAACTCAGTCAGTGAAGAAACTAATAGAAGTACAACTAACAAGATGAGTATAAAACAAAGATGGTCCTCAAAGACCCCGCACTTCTGGAAGAGAGTACAGAGGGTAGCAATAAAATTAGGAGCTATAGCCACAGTAATAGTTGCTGCACCAATAGCACTGCCTGCAGCGGTGGTAACTGTGGCAACATACACCATAGTGGCAGGAACAGTAGCCGCAACATTATCACAATTAACAGTTGAAACCAATGACTAACGTAAAAAACTACACTGACAAGCAACTACTGGATAGAGTCCAGGGCTTAACATCTTATTTTTGGACTCCAGCTGATATGTGGCTGTTGTTTGTGCGATCCAATGAGGATGCAAATGACCTCTTTGATGACAAAGTGTACATTTTCAAGGGCTCTTCCTTCCAGTTTGTGACCTCTTGCACCACAAACAAGGGCAACAAAGGAACTGCTGTGATGGAAGCTGACCAATGGAACTATGATTCTTATGCCTATGGCTTGCATAGAGGCAAAATGGAGGCACTTAGACAGGTTAAAGGTGTACCATATAGAAGAGACTATACAGTTGATGGTAAAACAAACCCCACTACAGAGATAAAAACTGACCTTATATTCATGAACATCCATGGAGCAACATACAACAAGGGCTCACAACAAGTAGCAACTAAGATTGGTGGATGGTCAGAGGGATGTTTGGTCCTGAACAACAATGCAGACTATGAACGCATGGTAAAAATGGCAAAGGATCAAGCAAAAGTATCAATGGTTTTAATAAATGAATTTTAATATGGCAAAGAAAGTAGGCAGACCTAAGAAAGTGGACCTCATCATTGAGACCAACAAGGCAGAGATTGAGTACCACAAAGATGGCACCAACCATGACCTCAAGTATGACGGTAAGAAGGTAGATGTGCACATCACTAAGGATGAGACTGGCACTAAAGTAGAGGTGCAATCTGAGAATAAATTTCTTAAAGCGGTTGCGACCTTGGCATCCAAGTTTATTGTAAAGAGATTCAAGAAATCTAAATAAACCCTTTATACATATAGCTTTTTAGCTCACTTAGGTGGGCTTTCCTTATTTAGAATGGTTATAAATTACAATTATTTTCAACAAATTGTTAATTATTTTTTGCGTATATGGAAATTATGACTACATTTGTAAGGTAATCAATACGGAAAAATATGAAAAAGTTTATGAAAGAATGCGGTGAGTGCCAAGGTAATGGATACACTTACACCAACAGTACCTATGACAAAGACCCTCAATATGATGTGTCTTATGAATGTAAATATTGTGACTGTGAAGGTCAAGTACAAGACAGTGAG